TCGGTTTATATTATCTTATGAATGACACAAGTTTTTTAATATCATCAATCATATTTATAAATGGCAGATATTAGACTTTCATTTTTGTATATACAGTTAAATTATATTGTATATACACTACTCTCTACGAGATCTAGGGGCTACTTGTCCTATCATATTCCTAAGTTTCTTTTGTAAGTTCTTAGGATTGTATGCATCGTCGGTTAGCCATAAGTCTCCGTCTATAACTTCTGCCTCTTCTTCCTGTCCATCTACTCTTATATAAGGAGTTAGATTAGTTTCTATATCTCCCATTTGAGCTTTGTATAATCCTTCTCTTGTATTGATATCTGTCATCTCTTTAAAGAACTGTTGGCTGGACAACCAACCAAATAATACTAGACACATAACTAAATCATCATGATAACCCTCATCTGCTTGATAAGTGGCACCTTTTTCTGTGAATGTAGATATTTCATGTATTATATGTTCGTCAAATATCAATAACTTCTGTTCTTCTAGTAAAGACTTGAATGCAAAACACCCTTGTCTTTTAACTTGTTTAGATGTTGTAACTCCATGTTTTGTTTTCTTACCAAAGCCTGGACTAATATATTGTTTTTGTTGTTCGTTTACTGTTGCTAATATGTTTTCGTATTCTATTTCTTGGTGTAATATCTCTACTACTTGTTGTCCTATATCATTTATTTCTACTAAAACAAAAGCATCATTGAAGTCTTTGCCTACTTTTCCTATAACATCTGGATATAACATAGGCGCTATTGTGTTGTCTCTATACTTTGCCACTACTTTATATGGCATCTCGGTTATGTCTACTACTATAAAAGCAGAGTAATCTCCGCCTATACCTCTGGAAGTATCTACTGTTATAGCGTAGTAATGTCCTTCTTGTGGCTCTTCATATATGTCTAGTCCTGCTTTTTCATATACAGGTGTTTTAGTAGATAGTGCTGCTATGGTTTGTGCGTTTATAAGTGTATTGGTAGAACCTAGGAACTCACACATAACCTCCTGGTTAAATTTTACATTTCCTAGTAATTGTTTTTGTTCTTCTAACCACTTTTCATCTCTTCCAGGTATCTCATAGTAAGGTATAAACATATTTGTAAAGCCGTTTACTCCTTCTAATGACTCATTCCAAAACTTCCAAAAGTGATTATAACCTAAAGGCGTAGATGTAAGTAGAATTTTTGTTGTCTCACCAGCAGAAATAGTAGGATAAACAGAAGTAAAGAACTCATCTGCCACATTGTTAGGTATAATAGCTGCCTCATCAATATACAACCAGTTTACAGATTTACCCCTAATGGCTGCTGCTGTGGTTGCTGCTGTTAATACTTTACTATTGTTTTCTAGTTCTACGTCTCCCTTATTCCAAGTCTTAACACCTTGTTGCATCCATATAGGTAAGTTTTCATACATGATTTGATATCTGTTTAGAACTTCTCTGGCTGCTGCTGACTTGTTAGCCATAATAGCTACTGTCTTATCTTCTTCAAATATAGTGTAATGTAAGATACAAGCTGCTGATGTTACTGTTTTACCTTGTTGTCTGCCTTCCATTAACACCACACGTCTGTTATTCATTATACATTCTACTTTCTCTTTTTGGCAGTCGTATAACTTAAATGGTTGCAGACCTTTATCCAATGTAATAATCTTTACATAGTTTTCTATAAAATATACAGGATCATCCTTACACTTTATATACTCTTTTATCTCTTCTTCTGAGAAATCATGTTGATATGCTAACGGTTTAAGGTTAGGATTACCATGATAACTATTTCCTTCAGCTTGGGTCATCTGGTGTTACGTCTATTGTTCTTTGTTCTTCGTCCTTTACTGCTTTCAGTAAATCTTTTGTGCTACCTACAAATAAATTGTTCTGTGTTTTTATTGTGCCTTTAGTTGTTTTGTCTTGTGTAACTCTTTTATGTCTTTCATGAACGTCTATCATGTCTTTTGCTGTGTCTTGTAAGTTCTTTATAAGTGCTCCTGCAACTTCATAAGCACGAGGTTGATCTGAATTACGAGCTATGTGCATTATACCTTGTATAGCCTCATCGTTATATGCTTCTGCCTGTTTAAGAATAGATCTAGCATATTGTAAATCCTCTTCTTGTTGTTTTCTTAATAAAGCGTCTTTATCTTCTTCTGACATATCTACGGCAGGTAATTGTCTTTCTTCTTGTGTCTTTTTTAAGTTTTCTTCTAATGCTTTTGTGACTTCTTTTGTATTGAACTTCTTATCTAAGTCTTCAAAAGGATTTTTATTGTTCGAACGTTTCATCGAAATCCTCCAAGAACGTAAATGTATCTAGCGGTGTTGCCGAAGATGGATTGACACTAGCTGTTAATCTAGCTCTGTCATTTAACGTGCTTAAGGACAATGTAGGATCATTATATATGTCTGCAATTGCTTTCTTAATAACACCTTGATTTGCCACGTTACTGTAAAAATTAAGCCTCATAGTAAAATTCAATGTCCATACTATACTTAATCTATTGGCAAACTCACCTTCATATTCATCTTCATACGTTACGTTATCTAATGTTATTTTTATATCTCTTTTCAAACCAAGTTCTGGCAGATCATTAATTGTTACATTAAAGTCTGGATTGAAGTATGGAATAATTTGTTCCACACATTGTAGGCCATCGTCTTGGTTTTTGGCAAAACAATACAGAGCTAAGTTCATGTTGTAAGGTGTAGAATTAAATGCTACTCTTACTGTATCTGCGTCGTCGCCTGTTCCAATGGCTTTATTCTTATTTATTATAGTTGTCTTTCTACTAGGATCATACTGTATGCCTTGTATTTCAAAACCCATTCTAGGTAATGTAAGAGCTACTTCTCCCCTTGTTGTAGAGTCTGGCACCCTGGCAATTCTTGTTAAGAACTTTTGTTTAGTAGAATATGCTAAAGGGACTCTTAAAGTCTGTGCTACAGCACCAGTGCTATCTTTACGTTCAATATTTATGTTATTAAATATAGTTCCAAAGGCTATAACTGCCTTCCTTATATGTGAGTGGTAAAATGACTTATCCTTAAACATTCTATGCCCCTATCTCTCCAAATGGATTTTTCTCACTAAAGTCTAATATGCCTTCTAATGTAACTAAACTATCAAAGTCTGCATTGTCTATAGGTTCTGATTTACCTACTGAATAATCTTCTGTAATTATAGAGCCGTTTCTTTCGTTTAGTAATAGAGAACCATTTTCTAATTTTACTTGGAACTCTAACATGTCTTGAGAGTATGCTGTTTCTATGGCATCTATAGTTGAAATACCTGTATCCAAATCCTCTGAACTGTATTCGAATAGTTCACAAACCAATCTATAAACATATATTTGGTTAAGTTGATAGAAAGGATTTTGAAAGTCTACATACTTAATCTCGAATAGAGATTTTGTTTTTTCTAAGTATATAAGATCGCCTTCTGAAGGTCTTAGTTGTTGTGTAAATGTTCCGCCGCTGGTTTGAACCATGTCCTCCCAACGTCTTTTTGCTAATACAAAAGTTGCTTGGTCTCTAACTTCTAAACCAAAACGTGTAAATATATCTCCCTGTCCTTCGTAACCATTAACATTATCAAGATACATTTCAATAGGATATGCTTGTGTGAACTTAGATAGTTCATCCTCGTCAAATATTGTGTCTTTGTTTACTAAGGTTCTAGGCAAGTAATAGGTATCGTGTCCATATATTTTAAGACTTTCTATTACAAGATCTTCTACTAATCGTTGTTCGTTAGTTGTGCCTTGTCCGTTGCCTGATTGGAAATAAAAATTTGTTGGCATTCCACTACCCTATCATAAATGTAGGAGGAAGTTCATAACGTTTCTGCATGTCTTCTTCTATTTGATTTATCTCCTGGACTGCCTCTCCATAGATTTGATCTCCGTTTAAAATAACACCGCCTGGCATTTGTATTCCTTGAAACTTCTTCAAGTTTTCTCCCCATTGCCTTTTTATAAGAGCTGTTCCATATCTTTTTAAGAACATATCATCATAAACTTCTGTGTATGTTTCAGGATCTAATATAGCAAAAGCCTCTGCTACAATAAAATCTCCTACATCAAATGTAGCATCCCAGTCTGTATCTATATACAATCTATCTGTTTTTCTATTCCAACGTATCTGTCTTTCTCCTGCCAGAAGTTTTTCTAATGTTGTTAAGTGAGATTGGACGACAGTATAATATACCATGTCTGCTCCCATTAAGTTGTAAAGATCGTTCATTCTAAACTGATACATAAGATCAAATAGTTGTCCGTCTCTATTGTTTTGTGTCGCTGCACCTCCAAAGTTAAATACTCTATTGATACCTAGTATATTGTTACTAATAGGTATATAACCTTTTTCTATATCTCCTTCTACATAGAATCCTGTAGGTGTAAGTGTTCCTGTTGTGCCTGATTCTGAACCTGTTAATTGTTCAGATGCTACAAAGGTTCCTGATTTTACTTGTTCTATAATAATGAACTGTCCTTCTGTCTTTGCTACTCTGGCTGTTGCACCAGATGTTCCGCCTGTAACAAGTTCATTCTTCTGAAAGTTTTCTGCTATGTTAGTGGTTAGTTTTAACTTAGAGCCTTCTACTTGGTGTTTAACATAAGTTCTTTCTACACCATCAAAGTGATATTCTTGGTAATACTGCAGGGCATCATCAATACGATCAGAGACTTGTTGTTCGTCAACATTTATTTCTATGACAGGAGCACCTAGTCTCCTTAAACAATATTCCTGTAGACCTACTCTAGTTGATAAAGCCATTATTACTCCTAGTTAAGTTTTGTTCCTGCTGCGTTGTATATAGCTGTTCCTGTAATTGTTGGTGTTGCTCCTTCTCCAGAGTTGTTAGCTAATGTTATACCATCGCCTGCTACTAAAGAACCGACATAATTACCTGTTGTTTGTGTGCTTAATGCAACTGCATTGTTAGCAATTTGATCTGAACCTACAGCATCATCTGCTATCATTGATTGTTCTACTGCGTCCGATGCAATAGTAAGAGCTATTGCTACGTTTGCACTTCCGTCTACAGAACCTGAGCCTGTAGCATCTCCTGTAAAGGATAGTGTTCTAGCATTTGTCCACTTAGCTGCTGAACCTGTTGTGTTTTGGTTAAGTGTTCCTATTACTAGATCTATTGTTCCGTCTGCGTCTTGATAAGTAGCTGTAATACCTGTTTCAGTATTACTAGAGAACATAGCACCTACTATGTCTTGTATTTCCTCATCTGTTTGATCTGCTGTAGCATTTGCCTCTATACCATCTAGTTTACTACCATCTGTTGCTACATCTCTACCATCTACAGTTCCTGTTACAGATATATTACCTCCAACTCCCATGTTGCCACTGAAGTCTCCATTTGTTCCTGTAATTTCTGCTGCTACTAAATCTGCTGCTGTAATTGTAAGATCGCCTGTGCTTGCTCCTGTAAATGAACCTGTTCCTAATATGAAACTATCTGCACTTTCGTCCCAACCCATAAATGCGTTGTCTGAACTTCCTCTTTCAAGAACAATACCCATATCATTTGCTGGTGTTCCTGTTGTTCCGTTTCCTAACTCAATCAATCTGTCTGTTATTGTAGAGTTGGTTGAGTCTAATGTTGTGGTTGTTCCGTTTACATCTAGATTACCTGTAATAGTTACATTACCTGTTGCTGCTACATTAGCAAATGTAACGTTACTAGATGTTGCTACTGCTTGTCCAATACTAATTTCGCCTGAACTGATACCTACTCCTGTTCCTGCTGATATATGTGCTCTTACTTCTGAAGCACTTGGACCTGTGTATGTAATAACTCCTGTAGAACTATTGTAAGCAAGAGAACCATCTCCGCCTGAATCTGTTACACTAATAGAGCCTCTTGCATCAGAGTCTGCGTATTGTGTTATTGAACTTGATAATGTTGTTCCTGATATAGCAAGTCCTGAACCTATATCTAAAAATGCTGTTGCTCCAGCACTATCGTCCCAGAATACTATCTGGTCATCATTTGGATCTGATAAACTTTCTAATCCTAAATGACTGAGTGCGAGTGTTGCGCTACCACTTGTTGCACCACCTGATAATCCTGTTCCTGCTACGACTGCCGTAATGTCTCCAGATGTTATTTCTGAAAACTTGGCAATTCTAATACCTCCAGCAGTGGAGCCATCATGAACTCTTAATGTATCTAAAGTAGTATCAACGGTAACCTCGCCAGCTGCTCCCGTAAAGGAGTTATGCTGTGTTGTTGTTCCCCTTCTCCATTGAACCTGTGTTGGCATTATTTTCTCCTAATTAAATTTATCATCAACTTAAAGCACCGTGGTCTTCTGTTGCTAATCTAAACTTAATAGATGGCGTAGTAGCAGTATGATCGCCTAAACAATCATAATTTACAAATAACTGAATGCCAAAAGCATCTTGAGTGTTATCTGCAACAGAGCCAAAGTCAGCATTGGAGGAGCCAGGGTATATCAAACTCTGATCAAACTCTCCAAACTGTGCAAGTGTTATGATTTGACTACTAGAATTTCTTATATAAATCTTTTTGTCTGCAGTATTTACTGCTATCTCACCTGCTACTAGATCTGAGGTAGTAGGAGCGCTCCCACTTGTCTCGGATCTTTTTGGCTTAATTACTGTTGCCATCTATTATCCTTCTTTCTTCTTAGAATCTTGTTTAGGTTGTTCTTCAACCTTTACTTCTTGTTCCAAGATTCCTATTCTTGTTTTCAACAAAATGTTCTCCATTTGTAATTCTTGAACCTTCGTTGCCAAGTTGTTTATGTAACCATTAATTAATTTATCATCCATTTCAATTTCCTTTTAAATAATATTAGTATGTTCCTCCGTCGATGGAACCAAATTCAGGAGTTCCGCCTGAGCCTGCTTGTAGGATTTGTCCTTCTGTGCCTGCTGCTGTAACTTGTAAAGCTCCTGTGCCGTTACCATAGATAATACCTTTACTTGTAAATGTGCCTGCGCCTGTTCCACCGTCTGCAACTACTAGATCTGTAATGCCTGTAATTGTTCCGCCTGTAATAGTAGCACTAGATGATTCTATATTTGCTACCAATGTGCCAACAGTATAACCTGTGCCACCTGTGTTTACAGTTGTTGTTGGTTCAGCTTGTAAGTCTTTAAATAACTTCCATTTACCTGAGTCTGAGGCATCTCTAAAGAAACCTGAATATAAGTCTGTAGAACCTGAAGTATCATATAAACCATATAAACCAATATCCACAGCGTCTGCTGAGTCATTGCCGTTTGCTAATATGATAAGTGGGTCTGCAACACTTAAAGTTGTTGAGTTTACAGTAGTGGTTGTTCCACTTACTGTTAGGTTACCTGCAATAGTTACATTGTTAGGTAATCCTATGTTAATTTTATTGTCTGAAACAGTTGTTTCAATTTCGTTGGCTGTTCCTTCGAAAGTTAAAGTGTCTGTTCCGATTGTAACAGTATCATTAGAACCACTATCTGCTGCAATGGTTAATGCTGAACTGATACTTGCTGTTGAAGCTGCTGTAATACGTCCTGTTGCGTCTACTGTTAATACAGGAATAGCTGTTGATCCACCATATGATCCTGCTGTAACTGCTGTATTATCTAGATCAATGGATAATCCATTGCCAGAAGCAGTAGTTGTGATACCTGTATCACCTGTAATTGCAAAAGTTTCTGCTTGTTCAATAACTCCTGAGCCTGAATCACCACTAAAGTCTAAGTCAAACGAAGCTGCTGCTGTAGCATCTACATAGGCTTTGACTGATTGTTGTGAAGGGACTTTAGTAGCACTATTACTTGCCATATTATCTTCATCTACAAATACACCTGAAGATGAGAATGTAGACTCGTCTAATAATTTGTGCCAAGCGTTGGCATGTGAACCATAAAATCTACCTGTTCCGTGAACGTGTGCAAACATACCGTGGTATGTAGAAGCACTAGGTAAGTCTCCTTCGGCAGAATACATATTGCCGAACAGAATTTTATTTACAATTATGTCCCCGTTAGAATCTCTCTTTACGAGTTTTGACGCAGTGTTTGCGTTGGTTGCTCCATCAATAATGTCTGTATAGAACTTACCACCTATCTTTTGTATGACTTCACTAGAACCAGAGTCTATTGAAGAAATATAAAGTATGGCGGAAGCTCCGTCACCGGATCTATCCTCAGCATACGCTAATTCGCCTTCAACCAAATCAGAAGCTGCTGGGGCTGCTGACCCTGTGCTTCTTTTAATCTGAATAGTTGTTGACATTATTTTCTCCTATTAATGTTTTTAAAATGTTCCGCCATCTATGGCAGTCACGTTTGCTGCTACATCACTTGCAGGTTTAGCCTGAAAGTTTCCTGATGTGGCATCATAAACTAATGTAAAGCCGTTTTGAACTCCAGTGGTATCAACTCCGCTTAGACCTTCTAAGCTTGTTGCAGTAGTAATTTGCGACTGAGTTGCAGCGCTTGTTACTACCCTCGAGCTCCCTAGTTTTACTGTTACCTTTGTAGCCAAAATTTCTCCTTATATTTATATTACTTTGTAACTTCTGGTGTTATCGTTACGATACCCTCTATCACACGGATAGTTTCTGCAGGGGAAGTTGCTGTTATCTCACAATCATATACATATCTACCTGATTTTACTGCTGATGTCTCTGCTGCAGTAAGTGATAAAGTAATAACTCCTGTGGCGTCTACCTTAGATGTAGTAAAATCTGTTTTTGTAGTAGCATCATATGACTTTCTCATCTGAGCGGCTACACTATAATTAGCAAGATTCTTAGCGGTTCCATCATCATTAGTTACTGTAAGCTCTAATGAAAACGTGGTTCCTTGATCTATTACTATATTATGAATAGTTGCCATATGGTGTTTATCTCTTAATTATTGTATATAGTCTTATTTATAAATAAAAGGAGTTTAAAATGAAAACTATCTTGACTTTAAAATATGGCGATAAATATGACGCCAATGACGTGAATTCCATATACGAACATACGGAAGGCAAATACAATTACGTTTGCGTTACGGATGATCCTAAAGATTTACACCCAGATATAGGCATTCTTTATTTAGAACACGAGCCTGCTGACAATATGGAGAAGTTAAAGTTGTTTCAATTAAACGATTTAGGCACTATATTATACCTAGATTTAGATGTAAGAATACAAAAACCTATAGATCATTTGTTTGATTACTACCAAGGTAAACCTATTATATGTTTTACTTGGTGGAAAGATAGGGGAGAAAAAGTAGGAATACCTTTACATGACTTCCCTTACCATGATAAATATCCTTTATCTAATTATAATTCTAGTGTAATGATGTGGGAAGATATGTCAGAAGTATGGCGTAGATATAATACTAACCAAGAATTTTATAATGTTAAGTATCCTTTTGGAGACGATACATTCTTATGGCATGAAGGATTTACATTTCAACACTTTCCAGACAATGAGATATATTCTTATATGTTTGCAGGAAGAGAGTATAGGCCTGAATATACAATAGCACTTTTAAATGGACAGGACAGACACCCGGAGATAGCAAAAGAATATGATGAACTTTGTATGCATCAAGTGGGGCACTAAATACCAGCCACACTATGTAAATAATCTATATAGTATGATTCAAAAGAATTATACACGAGATTTTACGTTTACATGTTTTACTGACGACCCTAAAGGTTTGAAGTGTGATACAAAACCTATTCCAGATATAGAACCTTTACATCCTAAATTTTGGTTTGGTAAAGAAAAGTATTGTTGGGATAGAGCTAAATTTTTAGTATTCAATTCACACAATTGGTTAGGCTATGATGACAAGTGGTGTTATTTAGACTTAGATGTAATTATACAAAACAATATAGATGACTTATATGAACTTGCATTGAAACCTAGAATGATATATACAAAGTGGGATAATCCAGATAACATACATCATAGACTGTTTATTGATATAAGAGGAACACAATTTAATTCTAGTATGATGTGTTGGAATAGAGATCAATGTGAACATATATTCTGGGAAGCCTTACAAGAAGAACAACAAATATTTAGAACGTTCTTTAAAGGCACAGATAATTATCACTTCTGGAGGCAACGAGACTTCTGGACTAACATTCCATATGATTGGGTGTATAGTTATAACCGAGGCAAATCACATCCTGATGATTTGGAGACACATAAATATAGAAAAGAATGTAAAATTTGTTTGTTTAATGTAGACAATACACCAAACAACCAGGGACAAATTAAAATTGATGAATTACAAGATGAAGAACTTTTGAGAATATGGCATGATAATCCTAGTAGCAAATCTGTTAGACAATAATTATAGCCAAACACAAATCAATGCGTTATACACGCAGGCTAAGAATCAAATAGAAGACCCGTTCGAGTTCTGGGTATTTACGTCAGACGAAGAGTGTCGTAACGAACAAAAGAATAAAGGTTATTTAGATGAGATATTGTTTGATGTGCCTAAGTATGGAGAGGATTGGATTGAAATAGATCTAATGCAGAAAACAAAGAAGGGCGACTCTTTGTTATTTGTTACTCCAAACTGTATTCTAAATAACATAAGCGTCATAGAGACTTATAAGACCAACAGTAGGATTAGACTGTCAGACGGTAATCTTTGTTATAATATTTTCCATAATAATAAAGTAGAACAATTATTGAAAGAATGGGAAGAAAGAGAAGACGAATTATTGTATGAATATGATGCTTTCCATAATTGGAATATGTTATCAGATACTGCATTACCTTTCCTACAAGACTCTACATCTGAATATCCAGAAAAATTAGAGGGAGATGTTATCGCCTTACCACAATGGTATGATGATTTTACACAAGAAGAAATAGACTCTATGTATAATAAGGAAACAGATCTATATCCTTACTTACCACAAAAAGTAGAAATGGAGTTGAATGAAACAGGCGTATTGTTTGATGATGTGAAAGAAGCCTTCAATCCAGATTTTCTACTAAAGGCGAAGCTAAGAAGAATTAAAATTGTAGGAGAAGAACCTACACTCAATCCTGATGTAATAGACATCATACATTACTTTATAAAAGAATGGGTAATTAGTGTGGACATAGAATCTAATGGAGATACACACGATAAGATATGGTGGACTAATATAGGAAACTTACTAAAAGAACTAGGTAATGTAACATTCAATATAAACACAGGTAATCCAGACAAAAGAATATTAGAACATGCTAAGGCTCTCATAGATGTAGGTTGTAGAGTGTTTTGGAGTTATACACATACAAATCAACTAGACAATGACATACAGAAAGCTAAAAGACTATGTAAACAACACAAATTCTCAGGTTTTGTTTACGATAATAAAGTTCCAGAAGAGAAACAACCTATAAACAAAAAGGTTAAAGTAGATCTTCCAGACTATAAACTAATCGAATTGGAGACTCTAGAAACAAGGATTCAAGACGACATATATAAAGAGAGAAAAATAAAATTTTATCCTCATATAAAATGCGAGGGTAAAGTAAACAATCAGTTTTATTTAAGTTCAGAAGGTAATGTTTTTCCATGTAAACATATTGCCTTAACTATTAGAACAGCTAATGATAGTCCTGAACATGTTACAAAAATTTTATATGACTGGGATAAAAACAATATAAATAATTTTTCCTTAGAAGATATTTTTGTAAACGACTTCTACAAAGGCTATTTTAATAACTTATTAAAACTGAACCCAGGAATAATACATGATGAACAAGGTGGAATATGTTAAAAATAAATACAGGTATCGTAATACAAGGCAAGTTTGATAAACATGATACTTACATACAACAAATAAAAGAATCCAGTTTCACTACACTAATCGTTGAAGCGCCTTTAGGCACTGAATACGATAACAAGTGTATGGAGTTGGTTTCAGAATTAGCCTCGCAAGGATTTGCATATGGCGAAAAATATGTTATTGCAAGGGGCAGGGAATGAGAGTAAATATAGTCTGTAGCAAATGGGGAGATAGATATGGTCCACACTTTGTCAACCGTCTTAAGAATATGGCTAGAAGGCATACTGATCCTAAACATGACTTCCATTTTTATTGTTATACAGATGATGCCGAAGGGCTGGATGAAGATGTTAATGTTATACCATTTCCAGACATCGATACCATCCATCCTAAATATTGGTTCAGGACTGATGACTTTAAGTATGGCATGGCTAGATGCTGGGATAGGCCTAAAACAATGGTCTTTAACACTCACAATTTTGCAGCAGATAAGCCGACGGGACGCTTCGTCTTCCTTGATCTGGACGTAATTATACAGAACGACATAGAGCCTTTACTGACCTATAATATGGAAAGACCTACAAAATTAAAAAGTTGGTGGCAAGACCCGCGCCCGATGAAGAGTCGGAGATTTAAATTAGCACACGGAGCATATACTAATGGCAGTTGCCAAGTATGGTCCGACGATCAAGCAGAATGTATATGGCATGATGTCTTAAAACATAAAGAAAAGATATGGTTTACATATACAGATGGAACAGATAATTATCATAGTTGGCGTTGGGGTGATTTCGGAAAGAAACTCTGGGATCATTTCCCTAGCGATTATGCCTACTCTTACAATAGAGGCAGAAGCTGGGACGACGATGATTTAGAAACAGAAATATACAGAGAAACACCAATACTCTGTGTTTTCAATATAGACTTGTTACCGTTTGAAGACGCAACAAGAGGACAAGTTAAACAAGAACAATTAGTAGATCCGAGGTTATTAGCACATTGGCAATGAACATATATACAGTCAAGTGGGGCAGTAAGTATTCTGCCAAACATGTAAACAAGTTATATGAATCTTGTTGTGATTATACATCTACGGATTTTAAATTTTATTGTTTGACAGAAAATCCAAAAGGATTAGATGAGAATATAAATGTTATACCACTACCTAAAGAAAACAAATTAGAAAAGTGGTGGAACAAAATGTATCTATTTGATGATAATATTGTAAGACAAAAAGGTGAGAATTTATTCTTTGACTTAGATATTATTATACAAAAGAATATAGATGACATTGTAAACTTTGATCCTGAGGACTGCTTATGTTTTGGCCAAACACATTGGCACGATTTAGTAACACAGGCAAAAGAAACAGAACATGTTCCTCATAGATATACAGATTTAAATTCTAGTATATTAAGATGGAACGATAACTTAGATAAAGAGAACATAACTCTTTATTTTAAAACACACAAAGAAAAGATTCTATGGTATTATAGAGGTATAGATAACTTCTTTATGCACAAAGGTGTAGCAAGAATAAAGTATTTTCCTATAGGCTGGTTCTATAGTTACAACCACGGTTATATTTATCCTCACGATACTGAAAAACATGTTTTCAGAAAGATACCATACGTTTGTTTATTTGATTCAATGGGAAGAAAAGAAGATGTTAAATTTTAATTTTTTAAATAATATGAGGCATTGGGGCGACGCACTTGCTAAAGTTGAACATGAAATGAAACACAAGCATGACGACTTTAGACAAGCACTGAATCCTAATACTATGGACGCAGCTATATGGCTTGTAGAAGAACTAAAGAAATCCTTAGAAGAAAACTATATGAAAGACGAGAAGTATAATATTCTTGTTCTTAATAGTTGGCTAGGTGTTCCACTTGTTCCTTTACTATGTGAAAATTTATCTGTAGGAGAACTACACTTGGTAGATATAGATAACGAAGCCTTAGAACTATCTAAGGTGTTCAACAAACACTATATAGCAGAAGAATATATCAAAGTTAATCATTGGAATCTAGATATTCCATTTGCCTTTGATGAATTAAATCAACTAAAGGTTGATATAGTAATAACAATGGGTGCTGAACAGATGTATCCATTAAAAGAACTAAAGACAGCTAATAAACATGCTATATTTGCTGTTCAAAATTCTAATGTAATAGAAGAAATGTATGGAATAAATTGTGTAGATAGTGAGAAGGCATTGATAGAAAATGCAGGACTAAAGAACACATTCTATACAGGCAAAGTAAAACAATTTTATTATGATTGGAATGGAAAAGTTTACTTTGATAGGTTTATGGCAATTGGCAACAAATAGTAAATTAAAAAGAGCCTTACACGAAGCTACTGTAGACACCGCTATTGGTGCAATAATAATGTTCCCATTGAGTGTAGCAATAATTAAGGCTTGCATTGACTACGCAGGCACCTCATCTGAGATGGCTGCGTTTGTTAATTTTATGGGACTTACAGGTATTGCTATTGTAAGAAAAGCACTTGTAAGATTAAGATTCGAAGATAAGTATTCTAAAAATTAATATGCCACAATATAAATCCTGCAAATATATGAAGTGCAAGATATATAATTGTTAAAGCAATAACTAATTTAAACATAAACATTAGAAAGTTAGGTAAAAATTTTATTGCCATATATAAGAGTGCTATTAGTCCTATTATTTCAAGCATGCTATTTCCTCTAGATATTGTTCTACTTCTTCCCAAAGAAGATGCCCTTTAACATCATCATTCCAACCTAATTCAGATAGGCCAATGAAGTGTCTATATTGGTCCATAGGAGCAATCTCCCATTTGTTTAGTTGATCACGTCCTTTGTATGGACCACCATAAGAACCGTCATGGCATATAACACTCATACGATAACCGTTCTCAAATTTATATAACTTCTGAATACCATTATGAAATGGCTTCTGAGTCATTGTCATTTGTAATACTTTCATTAAAAGTTTCCTGGTTCTACCTGTAAAGTTTTAATTCCAATACTTCTCCACATGTCAACGATTTGATTTCTATCGTCTAATGCAAAGTCAATATTGTATCCTAAGATTGAGATATTAGCATTGTAAATATCTTTCTTAACTTCAAAGTCTGGTCTGTAGTCATCACCTGCTCTCATAAAAATATGATCGTATGGCACGTCATGCTTATCTAACCATTCCCTAGTTAATTCATATACATCAATACCTTTTCTGTTATCAGGTCTACCTGATGTAATTAAAATTTTGTAACCAACAGTAGAGTATAACCTAACCATATTAATAATATGAAAGTCAGGTCTATCATCACCTACTAAATGATATTCATGGTGTCCTCTAGTTTGGTTACCATCTGCATCATAGTGATGTGCTAATGTTCCGTCAATGTCTACAATTAATGCGTCGTTCATTTTATAATCCTGCTAAACCTTCTTCTGCAAATTCTGAGAATATGCCATTTTGTTCTGCTATTTGTTCTAGCCTATCTTTTCTGTAGTCTAGGGCACCTTCACCTAAGTAAATGTTGCCGTCTGTATGTCTGAATAAAGTGCTAAGACTTGCTTCGTCATCTTTAGCCTTTTGTTCTAGTGAAAACTCTGCTTGTTCTAAAGTTATAGCACCAATTTGAACAAAGTCTAATAACATGTCTGCGAATGGAACCTCACCGTTTGATCTCCATACTGTAAGACCATTTACTTGAGCTGTGTCTTCAAACTTCATTTCAATACTTTTGTCCCAAATGTTACCATTAGGGTCTGCTCTAAGTTGATCTGTAAATAGAACATCACCTGTAAAAGTTTTGTTCTCATCATGAACGCTGGCCATTCCGTATCTTTGTTTAGTTACTGTTTCGCCTGCTATGTTTACTTGGTTATCTAATATCATCTAGTCCTCACTTTTTTATATTATGTGTATATTATGCAGTCTGGCGAACCAAAAGTCAACCTTTTTTAGGGTTATTTTTGTATTATTTTTCAGTAAGTTAGGATAAATGTTCTGCATCTTCGCCTGAAATATCTTCAACCATGTTACGCCACATGTCCAAATGAGGTATAACAAAGCCAAAAGTAAGGCGAGGTTCGTATGTTCCTGCACAATGATAGTAAACTTTCTCAGGTTCTCTGCCCCTGCCATAGTATCCTACTTTACAACACCAACCTCCTGGGTCTTGCATGTGGACTACATCATTAATAGTTCTATCTAAGTGAGGTTTTCTATACTTAAAAAACCCAGTGCCCTTTTCAGTATAAGAAAGTAAAATATTATAACCAGAAGCGTTCCAGTTATTATGCCAGCCCATAAAGCCACCTTTAGGGTAATATACATGAACTGCCTGGTATGCTGCTCCTGTAAAAGAGATAACTTCTTCTGTGATTTCTTCATATTTGCTATTGAAGGCCTCTCCATGTTTGCCCATGTTTAGATCGTAAGCATAGGAAACTTCTGGATATCCTTCATGTTCTCCGTCTTTATCCACAATCTCCTTTAGATAATTATCACTACAATAATATTCTAAGTCATGTTCTTTAGGATAGTTTGGATGTTCTAGAGCTAGTTTATCTAATTCTGATAAGTCTTGTTTGAAAAACCAATCAGAGTAGGGCGTCAGTATGTCTAGTAATTCTTGAGATATTTCGGTTTTTATCATAGTATATTTTGTAACATGATTGTAACATTAGACACCATGCCCTTATATATAGTATATATAAAATTTTTAAGGAGTTACAGATGAAAAAGGTATGGAACGATTTTCATAGGATAATGAAATCTGGTAGACTCCACAAGGTGTGTAAAGCAGCTGGAGTATCTAACAAAGATTAACTTTTCTTATGAATTACATGTTGAGGAATTGTGTAGTGATAAAAGACACGTTCCTCACCATCTAACTCTTCTTCTAAGTAACCATTAACAAAGTTCCATCTACAATGCAAATCTTCTCCCCATTTTACTCCGTGTTTAGAGTAATTAAGTAATTTCCACATAGTAAAAGTATCCCACTTTCTTACATCCTCAGGATAGTTTCCTATATCATTTTTTTTATCTTGTTGATATACAAATTCACCATACCAACTATTCATTAATTTTAATGTTTTCTTATTGTTTCTATATAGGAACATGCCACAATGTGCAGTCATTTCTTCTGTGTTTGTAAGTTTAGTTATCTTAGCATTGTAAGGTCTTATTTTTGTAAATAATAGATCTTTGTTTTTAGGAAGTTGTTTGAATATATCTTTTACGTCTTCATGTTCACAAACCATGTCAGCATCTAAATAACAAGTTATGCCTTTGTATGGTGTTTGTGCTAATGCCCATAGTTTAGCTCTTATATGATTAGGCACTTCCCATGTTACAATCCAATCTGCATGGTTCCAATCTGTAGGTTTTACCCATTCTTCTTTAGAACAATATACAGTTACATGAGCATCTGGATCAAATAGTTTTATAGACTCTGCACATTCAATTGCTTTTCTATAAAATATTTCGTGGACTGAACCTACTAATAAAAAGCCGTCTTTAGGAAATGTTATGTCTATGTCTGGATGACCTGCCCAATCAGGTCTACTGGATTTTTCCTTCGTCACGCAAGTTCTCCATCAATAATATAGTTGTATAGGCTCCTACTTCCATAGGTGTTTTTGCTTTACGAATTAGTCTTTTTAATTCTGTGTTTTTAGATTCTTTAACTGCTGATATTTCAAACGATTCTAGTTTAGCATTGAATAACATTTCTTGTCTGGCTCTAGTTTTTTGGCTTTCAATTCTTTGATTACGTTTCTTAATATTTTCATCTCTTCGTTGAATGCCTTCTTGTGTATTAGCGTCTAGTTGTTCTTCACCAAACTCTTCTATTATTCTTTTATAGTCTGGATTCTGTCCATCGTTATCTTGTATAGAAGCTGTAGCTCTTGTGCCATTAGGATATTCAATAGTAGTCATAATATGTTTAGCATCCTTATTAGACCAATAAGGAAAAACAAATTTGTATTTAGGTTTTGTTTCTGGTTTTGCTTGTTCTACTTGTAGATCGAGATCAATCTTCTTTTTCTTTGCCATAATATCTCCATGATGTAAAGTTATTTATACTATTTGTTAAGCAGTTCTTAACCACAGTTTAACCGAAGCTACATCTTCTTCTGAGGACAATACAGTATCACCTGAATATGTTCCTGTGTAGTCTCCTGAGTATGTGCCTGTATAGTAACCTGTGTATGTTCCAGAATATGTGCCTGCGTATGCTGAGGTTCCTGTGTAGTAACCTGTATAAGCTCCTGTGTATGTGCCTGCATATGTTCCTGAATAGTTTTTAGCACCTGTATAATATCCTGTGTAGAAACCTGTATATGTTCCTGAATAACTGCCTGAGAAGAAACCACCTGAGAAACCTGAGAAGAATCTTTGATACCCGCCTGTATATGTTCCTGTATATCCGCCTGAATATGTTCCTGCGTATGCTGAGGTTCCTGTATAAGTTCCAGTATAGTTTCCTGTATAATCTCCTGAGTATGTGCCTGCATAGTTTTTGGCACCTGTATAAGCTCCTGTGTAAGAGCCTGTGTAGTTACCAGCATATGCTCCTGCGTAACCACCTGTGTAGGTTCCTGTATAGTTTTGTGCGCCTACTTGTTGTCTTGTATCTGTAAAAGCATCTCCCATCTGTGTCCAGGTTCCTGTCTCAGAAGGAGCTCCACTTTGTAATTTGTATGTTCCAACACCTTGTGTTGTAGCAAAGTTTTCTACGATTCTATTTCTAAAGTTAGGAACTACTTGTTCCATTTCAGCTACTGACATTTCTTGTATGCCGTTAGTTCCTTCTACTCTGCAGGGTTTGAAGTTAGAATTAGCGCTAGTTGTAGCTGCTGTTTTTTGCCAAATATATTTTGTTACTGAATCGCCGTCGACTTGTGTATCGACTAATGTATATCTTTGTGTCCATGTGCCACCACTTGGTGCACTTGCTGATAAATGATATTGTCCAACAGTATAGTCTCCTAATGCTACCATATCTGCTATGACTTTATCTATAATATCTGTGTCTAGTTCGGTGTCTGTAAATTCGTTTATACCAACATTACCTGAGGTTTCGTAACCTACCATTCTGTTAGTAATACTTTCTGACGCTGCTCCTGTTACCTGTTTAGCTGTGTAAACATTTACATTAGAAGTTGCACCGTCTGTTGGGTGACTTCCTACTGCGTCGTCTCTTTTTGTGTCTGTGATACTTCCAATTGTAGTCCCAGCTCCAGAACCATCTGTTGTTATATTTAGTTCTGCTGTTCCTGAACCATTAGTATTATCTGCAAAGTCTTTAGTGATTATTGCTGATAAATATTGTTCGATTTCAGTATCCGTCATTTCTTGCAAACCTTGGAAGTTTGCTGAGCTAACTGGATATGCCGATGCCTTAATTCGAAGTGGTCTCATGTTAATTTACTCTTGTTCCGCTACTGTTAAAAATGATAACAGGACTCATCCTGTTCCATTTTGTTGCACTTACGCCTACCAGTCTCAAACTATGTCCTGGTCCAAGGTCTACAGCTGCGTTTGCTGAGCCTGAATCAATACTTTCGCCCGATGCTGGGTAAACCTTAATATTTGCCGATGTGTCATTTAAAAGAAAAGCTTCCAATCCTGCTGAGGTATCTGGAAGTTTTACGCCTTGGTTAGCAGAAGCAGTAGTTATAATGTTGTAAGATTTAGTAAGTGCTGTAGCACCTGACTGATCTGAACCTGCTGCTGAAACTGCTGCACTTGTAGACAGTATAGAACCTCCACCAACTGTTAATGTAGATGTGGTTGTAACTGTTGCAAATGAAGGACTATCTCCTGACTCATATTTGGCTGTATTAAGAGACGTAAAGTTGCCGTCCACCTCATTGTTAGTGAGGGGGCTACCTTTCGATGATCTTAAAGTTAGTGATGCCATTTATTTTCCCTGCTTAGTTATTTAATTTATTTACAATTACATCCAAAACGGTTCTTATTTCAGAAATCTCGGATTTTAAAGTATTTATATCATTTTCATACTCTAGGACTCGTTGCATTTGAATTCTTTTGATTTTATATGCTCTAAGTCCTTCCCGATTATTTGAAAGAATCGCTTTAGAATTTTTATCTCTCACATAGTCTCTTTCGCCTTCGATTTGTATTATATCTTTGTCGTTAGAAACTGCCATAATTATACCTGTAATGCTATTGCCCTTACGTCTTTAAACTTAGGACAATCTACCGTTGTTGAACTTAACGGCACAATCTTAATAGCATACACCTTGAAACCTCTAAAGGTTGTCGTTGTAGGTGATGCTGCATTTGCCGTTGCCGAACTACCGTCACCTGTTATGGCGACAGTAGGTTGAGAGGTATAACCTCTACCTGGGTCAGTTACTTCTATTGCTGAGACAGCGCCAGATGTTATAGTGGCTTTTGCCTTAGCTCCGTAACCGCCTCCTCCAGTAATATTTACTATTGCTGAAGTATATCCTGAACCTCCTGCTGTAACTGATATACTAGGTATTCCAGATACATCATATTCAAATACATCATTATTAGATGCTTGTGTTCCCCAGCCTCCTGATTTAGGTCCTATTTTGAAACTATATTCTGCAAATGTTTCAGGACTATTTTCCTGAGGAGTTGTATTGGCAATCATTTCATGCCATTCTATATCTTCTTGGAAGTCTCCAGGATCTGCTGCGTTTAGTAATTTAGCGTAGACTTTTAAAGATGCATTTGTTGGTATTTGTGCATCTAAAAATACTTGTAAGTCTTCAGCATCTTGTCCTTCTTCTAATATAACACGTCTTGTTATATATTTGGACGATGCATTACCACCATTTCTACCATCTTCTCCTGTAGAATCGTTGTTTAAGTTGTTGAATATTGCTAACAAGTCTGCTTGTTCTACATCAACATATGGTGATAAGTTGTCATTAAATGTTTCGAATGTTAGTTTTACTCTACCTGTAGATGTAGATGAGTAATTAGCCACTTCGTTGGCTCTACTAGAAATAGTTTTTTCTACTGTCATTGGGTGTGTAGTTTCAAAATCTACTTCTTGGAAACTTGTTGTATTAGCTGTTCCTGCACCTGTTGTTGTAAGTGCTAGTTCTGCTTTTGCACTTGTTCCATTTCCAGGTTTTAGTAATCCTATGTTTACTGCCATTTCATCTACAATTTTATCTCTGAATGATGCTATTGTTCCAAATCCTTCGTCAGTTCCAATGATCATTCCAGAAGTAAATCCACCAGATAAAGTTACTACCGTTGCGTATTCGTGTAGTGAATTCCAAGTATCTACTCTCCCTCTAGTTAGTGCTACCGTTCCTGTTGCTTGTGTTCCAGAACCTGGGGCTCCTATTGTCATTGTAGGAGCTGTTTTATAACCTGATCCTGGATTTGTAATTGTTATAGCTGTAACTGCTCCACCTGATATTGTAGTAGTAGCTGCTAAACCTGTTCCTGTATCTCCTGATGCATTTGTAAATGATACTGCTGGTGCCGAGGAGTAACCTGAACCTGCTCCTGTAATGGCTGGTGTAAATCCATTTAATACTTTACCAGGACTAAATTTCTTAGCTGCCATAGACCATGAGGATTCAGTTATGTTTATCCAGTCTGTTTTTTCATTTACCAATGTTCCTGAGAATGCTGTTCCTTTCTTAAATCTACATCTTCGTATATCAAACATTATATCTTGGTTCTGTTGTGGACTCCAAGATCTATTGTTAGCAGATGTAAATAACATACCTGCTGCTGGTTGTTTTGTAATTCTTTCTGTTGTTCCTTGTTGGTTCTCACCTAATTCTGCTATCCAAATATTGTAGCCGTCATCATCATTTTCTGGTTTAGGAACAAAACAATATTCTGTATTGTTTCTTAAATATACAGGGTTCCTAAATTTAAATGATGTAGGTGTAAATGTAGTTGTTCCACCACTTTCTGTTGATGTGTTAATCTCATTAGGTTGTAGATACTTACTACCGCCAGGAACAATTCTAGGACCTGGAACACCATTTACTACTTCTCTTATTTGTAAGTCTACACCATTTGTTCCTGTTGCTGGTTTTGTTTTAAAGTATAGTAATATATCACTTACATACATACCACCTTCCATACCTTGAACCATAAATGTTTGTGCTAATGGATCTCCTCCACCAAATATTCCACCAAAGTTTATCATTGAAAGATCAAATTCAAATTCGATAGGAATAAATGGAAAGTCTTGATCTGATAGTATAGGTTCTACAGCAGCTGGAGCTGGTTCTGAAGGAGTAGAAGGACTAGCAGGTGTTGTTTCATCTATATCTTCTTGGACTGGTTCTTCTACAGCCGGTTCTGAAGGTTCTGCTGGTGGTCCTGCTGGTCCTGTGTTTCCTACTGGCCCTGTTGGTCCTGTTTGTCCTACAGGACCTGGACTACCTACTGGTCCTGGAGGTCCTACTATTTCTATAACTTCCTGTATAACTACAGGTGCTGGTGGAGGTGGCATAGGTGTTCCAAGACCTATTGATATGTCTGTGGTTACATCTGTTTGGACCCTGCTACCTGTATGTTGTGTAGAATTAACTGATGCTGTTTTTAATGATATTATTGTGTCTTGTGTTTTTTGTCTTAGTCCTGAGGATTCGTAATTGGCTACTGTTGATGTTGTAGCTTGTTTATCATTGTTAGTTGTGCTGTCTGTTAATTTAAATACCTTAACACCTGTTCTAAATTGTCCTTCAGGTATTAGGAAACTTCCTGAAACCCTACCTGAGGCATCAGTTGTAATTGCTCCACCTAATGAACCTCCTTGAGGTGTAACATGTGCTGCTACATCTTCTCCATCAAAGAATGGATAAACTCTTGTATTAGGTTTTAATCTTATAGCGTTGAATACTATGTTTCTAGATCTCATAAACGGTGCAAAGGATACATCTACTACCTTTTCACCTAAGTTATGTTCTTCTCTATTAGCACTTATATCTAAGCTGGTTCCTTGTCGGGTTTGTGCCTGCTCTGTTGTAACTGTTGTAAATAATGAATTATTACTTGTGCCTGTGCCACCGCTTCCTCTACCAAATGTATTTAGTTCTTGTGTTACTGTTGAAACAACGTTTGCAACACCACTATCTTCCCAGTCTCCCCATTGTGTTCCCCAAGCATTTGCCATATTCTCCCAAGCATCATAGTTACCGTCAAAGTTTTTAGTAACTGCTGGTTGAACATCTGTTGCCACAAAGTTATCTACATCTGGGAATAATGTTACATCTCCAAAGTAATGGAATGTTAATTCTTTAACTAGATTTTCTGTCTGTGAGGCTTTGCCTTGTGTAGCATAAGGAACTACTTCATAAGGTAGTGTTACTGCTGTTCCTGTTTTAACAAGTTTAGTTAGTTCTGAAGGGTTACCTATATCTGTAAATGTTTCTAATGATATATTTTCTAAGTCAAAGAAAGGTCTAGCATGTTTTTTCTTAGGATCAATTGATATTTTATAATCAGGATCTAATACTGCTCCTATATTATGACCTGTCATTGGGTCTACTAATATACCATTCTTAAATCTATTAGCACCACTAGAATTTATTATTGTTTGTTCTTTTGCAAACGTTTCTAGTAAATTTAAAGATGCATAATATTCTAAGTTTTTAATTCTGTTTTCTAATGTTCCTATATCTCTCATTGTAAAACGTTTGAAAGATAATTGTTGAACTGATACTGCGTAATCTGGCCTTCCTACTTCCTTAGCTCTATCTGCTGATAAACAAGGATAAGGAGGTAAATTAACTGTTGCAAGAGTCATACATTTTTCTGGCTCTACAGGTAATATTGGGTTGTCTGCGTAAGGACCTTCTACTTGTCTAATATTACCATCAAAGTCCATTATAACTCTTAAACGTTTACCTTGATATCTTATATAATCAGTTGTAAATGTTTTTACAGGAACAGGGTTTGTAAGTCCGTTACCTGGCCTGTCTATAACTTCTAGTATGTCTGGATTGACTGTTGCTGCTCCCAATGTAGTAGCTGCAACTGCTGTGTCTAATATTCTTGGACGGAAGTCTACTGTATCTCTTAGATCAAAGTCTCCATGTATTTCTGATCTATATACTGGTATTTCTTCTGTTCTAATTGTGGCTGATGCTGGTGAAGCTGCGTCATCTACTGGATAACTATCTACAACCGAGAATGTAGCTTCTGTTATTGTTTGTGTAAAGTAAGAAACAGTTACTACAATATATTTGTTTGTAGCTAAGTCTAATGTAGAACTTGCTTTCTTAATAATTTTAGCATGTCCTACTGCATTGTCTCTTTGTCCGTTATCAAATCTAAATTCGTTTGTATAGTTTACTTGACCTGTAGAATAATCTGAATTAGAACCTGCTGTAATAGATGTTATCTTGAAACCATCTGAAACACCTAGTGGATATTCTCCAGTTGTTCCTGCAGGGTGTGTGGAAGTATCTATTTTTATAATTTTGTTTTCTTGTAATGCTTTTGCTATTGGTGTAGCATCTGTTTTAAGAACATTAGCATATACTCTAACATCTGCACTACCACCACCTACTGTAATACCTCCACCAGCTAATGTTATTGTCATTGATTGTGAACCAGACAATGTAACTGATGCTGCGTCTAAGTCTATTAGATCTCCTGCTGCTACTGTATTTGTTCCTCCATCTACAAAACCACCTTTAGATACCATAATAAGGTTTGCTAATTTAATTGTATCTGTTAGTTGTGAACCTGAAGTATCATAAGGGAATGTTTCATCTCCTGATAGTGTAAGTGTTACAGCTCCTGTTCCTGCTGTAAGTGATACATCAAATTCTTTTGAATATTGGAAACTGTGATCGTATGTGCTACCTGTGTCTGCTTTTAGTGTTTTAATATTACTATGTGGTAAAGAGAATAACAGTTTATTAGCAGATGCTTCTTTTAATTCTGAGTTACCACCTACTAAAACAACATCTGCTGTTCCATCTATTACTCCATTTTCAAACCTTATACCTTTAATACTTTCTGAATTGCCAGATGTAAGATTTATTTCATATAGATATAATCTGTAAACTGAGGAGGTGCCCATAATACCTGAGCCAGGAGTTCCACTTTGATATACTATGTGTCTTGCCTTTGCTGTTCCTAGTTTAGTTCCTTGTGCTACTGCATTGTTGTTTTGTGCAGTGTTGTATAAGTCTACTGTTCCGCCACCATCTATATCATACAATCCTCTGACTTTTGTTATTTCTAAATAATTTCCAAAGGAAGTTGATACAGGAACACCTTCTAATGTTTCTGTTCCTTCTGGTTTTCTAATAATTGTATTATGTGTGGTTAATAATTTTCTCTTGTAACCGCCTACATATGATAGTCCAGGAGATGTGCTTAATACTAAACCATCTCTGTTACCGCCTTGTGCAGCAGTAAATAAACCATTGTTTGTTCCGCTATTGAAATGTTCTCTTACGCCTACAGTCATACCTTGAACAGTATAGTTACCTGATTCGTCGTATGTTCTGTTTGCTAATATGTCTCCTAATCCTGATAAAGGATTATCTTTTACTCTGTTTCTTACAATACCACCGTCTTTTATTTCATAGTATAAGTAAAAGTTTTCTGGAATAGGATCTGAGATAGCTAATGATTGTAATGATACAGCAAATTTAAGTCTATCTGCTCCAGGAGCATTAAAGTTAAATGAACCCTGTGCAGGGTCAAGTAATGTAGAATCATTTGCTGAGGTTGCTGCTGTTTCTGATACTACAAATCCTATTTTCCTAGCATGTATTTTAGACCATCTATCTTGTAATACACTTATTTTATCTGTTCTAATAAATGCGCCTCTAGCAAATATCAAACCAGGATCTAATGTAAGTTCATTAGTCTTTCCATAGTGTCCATCTGCTGTGTTTGTTGTGTTGTTAGCTGCTACGACAAAGGTCTTACCATTTCTGCCTGCGTCTGTAGAGGAAACTGTTAATGTTTCTCCCCCTTGGAAGAAACTATATGTTGTTGATGAATTCTGATAGTTTCCGTAAATTTGTTTTGTTGCAGGAGCTGCGCCTTCTGTTCCTGTTTGAACATTTGTAATTTTTAATGTCAAACCAGATACAGAACCTGTAATTGTATCTCCTACGAATGTTGATAATGTAGTATTGTCTACTGCTACTGCAGGACTAGAGGCATCTGTGTCTAAAACTTTTATCCAATCTCTTGTAACAAGTTGTTCTGCACATCCTGTTACTACTGCACCTTCTTGTAAAACAAATCCAAATCCTTTTTCTATTTGGTTTTGTAAAAGTGTCTGTAATTGTGTAAGTTCTCTGGCTTGAACTGCTACGCCAGGTTTAAATAAGACACGATGATAATCAGCATTAGCGCTGTAATCGTCGTAATATGGTGATGCGTTTAAATTTAATGCCATTTGTTAAAACCTAATCAATGCTTTTACCTGTTCTACTTGGTCTACCGATCTTGTAATAGGAGATCTATTATCTAAGTAAATTATTTCTCCTGTTGCATTATCGACTTCTGGACTCGTAACACTATTTATACTCAAACTGCTGATGTTTTGAGTAGTATTTGTTAAAGTAGACGAATTAGTTATCAACGGTATTTCCGCTGTAACATATATGTTATTATTTGTTGAATCTATTTGTATAACTTGGAACTCTCCTCCGTCATTACTTTTTAATAAATCATCTGCTGCATAGTTTCCTAATTGTCCAGATGCTACATTTATTATATGACATGCTGTTCCTGTGTTAGATGTAAATACTGCAGGTGTTCCTGCTGTATCTAATATATTTTTTACTAGAGCAATTTGTCTAAAGTCGTTGTCTAGTATTAAATCTCTGTTAGAATTATCTGATAAGGATATTGTTAGTCCTAAATTGTGTGCAAATAATTCTCTTGTAGCATTAGAACCATGTCCTCCTTGAGGACTTATTATAGCTCTTGCCACTGCGTTTGTTCCTGGTGCTGCTGTGTTTGTAATATTGACTTGTGCATAAGAGTATCCAGAACCTGGATTTGTTACTCTAATGTTTGTAATAGCTCCTGTAGCACTATTTACGTTAGCACTTGCTTCTGCTCCTGTGCCATCTCCTACTATTTGGATAACTACATCTCCTTCAATATAATCTTGTCCGCCTGCTGTAAGAACTACTCTATCTAGTGTGCCACTTACAGACGCTCCTTCTACAGCACTTTGTAATGCTGGTAAACTATCTGCGTCTCCTAAATTAACTTTACCTGTTGCTCCAGAGCCTCCTCCGCCAACAAAAGTTACAAAAGCAAAACTGTAACCAGAACCTGATGTGTTAATTGTAACACCTGTTACAGCACCGCCTGATGTTGTTGCTGTTCCTGTAGCTCCTTTACCATCTCCTGCTATAACGACAGTAGGAACAGAGGTATAACCTGTTCCGCCTGCTGTAATTGATATGCTGTCAACTTCTCCTGTAACATCATGTATAGGATTACCTGTAAGTTTTCTTACAGGAATGAAGTCAGCATCTAAGAATTTGTTTTGATCTGAGGCAGATACTTGGAACATAAATTTCCAATTATACCCATCTGCCAATTCAAAGACTGAAGTCCCTGTGCTAGTTGGTTTGTTTTGTGAAGTAGCATTTGAATTATTAGATATACATTTATATACTTTAAATTCATCTGTTAGAACATAAAAGTTTGAATCTGCTAATGTTGTAGCATCTGAGAAAGATTTATTAGTTGAATTGATATCATTATCATATTCATCATATACGGTTCCTTGAACCCAATCTATTCTCCTTGCTAGTAAACATATATCTGCAGAGTCTATTCTTTGTGTAAACATCATGCTTCTTCTAAATCCTGATACATAAGAATCAGAGTCGATAGGAGTCTCGGGGGCAGTATCATCAGTCCATGATGTTGTTCTGCCTATAGCAAAATTAAAAAAGTCGTTTTCATTCCTAATGTCTCGTAAGAATGAACGAGCCAATTCTACTCTCCCAAGTCTCCTTAAAACTAGCGCCATTAACTTGTCCTATTAAGAAATAGTTACTGTCCAAGTAATTGTCATTGAATCACTTGCACCTTTGTTTACGACTGAAAAAACTGTTCTACAAAGTAGAGTTCCACTTGACGCTGCATTTAAAATACCTGCCTCTGTGATAGCTCCTGTTCCTGTTCCTGCTGCAAATGATGCAACATAAGCAACAGCGTTACTTGTAACTGTTGTAGATGTTAATGCTTGTCTAGCTGCTTCACTACCTAGAGCAGTATTACCAGCAGCTGCTGCTGATGAACCTGTTCCAATAGCCATGTGGGACATAGCTGTAGCTGTAGCATCTTTCATTCTGGATGCAATATAAGCAAGTCCGGTATCAACAACCAAGTTTTTAACTTCTTCACGTTGTTTTAGTTTACCGTCCTTATCTTTGACTTCAATTGTGAGCTTACCTAATGCTCTTGTTTCATCGTTCTTAAACATTTTTGTCTCCTATATGTTTATGTAAATGTCCAACCTGTTCCTACATAGTCCTCCGCACAATATAGCGGGTCCCAGTAATCTTGCATTGAACCAACACCTGTGTCATCTGTTGAAGATGTATCACTAGCTGCTTTAGCCAATGATTTCACTGCTGATTCTGTTGCAGTTTCGGTTTCTGTTATTCCTTTACTTGTATTTATACTGTCTACAGAATCCGTTGCTGATTTTGAGTTAGAAACTCCTAAATTATTTGTTTTAGCTACGGTTTCTGAAACTGTTGCACTATCAGTTAGTGCTTTACTCAATGCTACTGCCGGACTATCTGAGTTGGAAGTAGCATCTGTTAGAGAAGGTTTAGTAATAGCTTTTGCTAAAGATTCAGTAGCACTAGCAGAGTCTGTAAATACTACTGACATTGTCAATACTGCTGTCTCTTGAGCTAAGAAATTGTCTGTAAAACTTCTATTAAATGTTGCTGCCACATTGGCAACCTCAGTTACAGATACTGAGTCGTTTGGATCAATTATGCCTAGAATTTTCTCTACATTAATAGAGTCTGAGACACTAACTGCTCCTAATCTTGTTCCTACATAATACAGGAAGTTACCTAAACCATCTGTATCGTTGGTATAAGCATTAACTCCTGCATCTGGTGTCCAATATTGGTTTACAAAACCATCGTCAAATTGTTTGAAGAAGTGTTGTGTAAGTTGTTCTGTAGCATTTATTGTTTCTGTAGGCGTTCTAAAGAAGCTAATATCTATATCATCTTCCGTTATGGAATCTGTAGCTGTTAGTGCTTCTGTAAATGCTTTAGACACATCTTTGATGAATAATTCATCTCCAATATTGTAGTTGTCGGCATCGTTGCCGTCTGTTGAATCATTCCAATAACCATCTACACAATAAGGAACATTACCTTGGTCTTGTCCTGAGACTGTTTCTATATGAGTCCCTTGATCAAATTGTATGGCATGTGCTTCTGTAGCGTTATGTGTATCTGTAAGTATTTTGAAGAAATCAATTTTAAATGTTTCTCCTGTTATAGCTTCATCATCGGAATCAAATACAAAGAATGAGTATCCTGTTGACTCTATATTAAAGGCAGGTCTAAAGTCTACTACACTTCTTATTAATAAGTCTCCAAATACTTCCATACCAGCTGGGTGAACTGTATCTCGAATAGCTCTATCCCAGGTAGTTTGTTGTATTGAGGATTTGACAACATAAGAATAAGATTGGAATCTTCTGTTGTCTTGAATTACGTTTACGTCTGATAACTTACCTCTGTCATCTTTGAATTTGCCTTCGTATTCAAATAAGTAACCTGTGGTAATTGTAACTGTTATTGTTTCTCCTGTAGGAGATAATAAAGTTATATCTGCTGAACCTTCTAAGAAAGTAGAGCCTGGGTTGATAACTGTAAAGCCGTCTGGCAAACCTGCTGATGTAACAGATGTAACTCTTACATACGCATCGTTTGCTCCACCTTTAAATGTATAGTCATCAGCTTTGTTAGGGTGTTTAAAGAAGTAACCACCACCTGCACCATTAGTGCCGTCTCCTGTTGTGGCATATCCTCTACCGTCGTCCCCTGTTTCGTTTATTAAATAAACTTGATTTACTTTAAATCCAGCATCTGATGCTGAACCTGAGTAAGATTTAAATGATACTCCTGTTAATACTCTAACAAGATAACCATAAATGTCTGAATCGTTATTGGCAGCGCCGTCATCTACTACATATGATCTGACATCTTCAGTATCAAATTCTATAGATGCTCCTGTGTATCCTGAACCTACTTTGCCATCTTTAATATTGATAGCTGTAATTTTTCCGCCACTTACTGTTGCTACTGCCTCGGCTCCTGTTCCATCTCCTAATACTAAAACTTTAGGAGCAGCATCATATCCTGATCCTGCATTAGATATTGTAAAGCCTGTAATTTCTCCACCACTTATTGTAGCTGTAGCCGTGGCTCCTGCACCAGGACCTTTTACTTCTGTTACTGTATCATCAAAATTTAGAACTAACTCAAAACGTTGTAAGGTCAATCCATTTGTTTGATATGAATTCTTTTCTACTCTTGCTACTGTGGCATTGTGCTGTTTTAAAACTGTTACTGAACCTGTTGTTTCAAAGAAACGTAAGTCTATTTTTCTACCTTCTAAATCTAAAGGTTCTTTAGCGCCACCATGTTCTGATTCTTGTAATTTAACAGCACGTTCTTGATTGTATATAGCGTCTGAAGGTCTGAGAACAAATTTACTAGGATATGTTATATCAACATTCTCACCAAACATAATTCTAAAGAATGCTTGTATAGACTCTCTACTACCTTTTGCCTCATAAAAGTCTTTAGCTCTTTTATAAAAGAATTTTTTGTCTAGTGATATACTCTTAGGAAAGTCTCCTACTAGAGCCCCTCTCCATTTGTCTAAGAAGTTATCTGAGGCAGCATCTAAATCGTTTGTATAGTTTATTATTTCATCATTTTGTTTGGACTGTTGGTCCATGAATTCATAATATTTTTTAAGGAATGTAACGAATACAGGAAATTCATTTCTTATATATTCTGGAACTTGTTCTTCTACTAAGAATGATGAATTTCTTTTTTCGTATTGTATTTGTCCTTGTGCTGAATCTAATACTGCTGTTCCTGCTGCTCCAGAACCATCGCCTCCAGATAGTGTAACTGTAGGTGCACTTGTATAACCAGAACCTATGTTTGTAACATTTATTGCTGTAACTATACCACCTGTAGATATTATTGCTTCTGCTGTTGCTCCAGTTCCGCCTCCACCAGATATAGTAACAGAAGGTGCAGTATTATATCCTGACCCTCCAGATGTTACTGTTATAGATGATACAAATCTATAAAATGATGGAATGTAATCCGACACTAGATCTCCTCTACTTCAGGTGTTGCACTAATAATAAGACCAGCATTTGTGTTGATAGTAGAATTAACTACACTATCATCTAATGTTAAAACTGTATTTCTGGCAGGCTTAGCAACCACTGCTGCTGTGCTTACATCAGAAGTTCTAACCAATGCTTGTGTTGTAATGTCTTTATTATCGTTCTGTAGTCCAGCTCCTATCCTTAATTGTGTTTCTGTTCCTGCTAATGCGTTAATTGTAATTGAAGGCAATTCAATAGTTCCTGAATCGTAATCAATTGTTCCTACTTCTGCAATAATTGTTCCGTCTGCTTTAATGGCGTTCACAACACCTGTTCCACTATACTTAGGTGCAATTACTGTTGCTCCTGGTTTGTCTCTTAGTTGAACTTGTTGTGTAACGTTAGAAGATGTTATATCAAAGAATGTAGATGTAACTTCTCCTGGTTGTAATCTTTGGTTAAATTTAACTGTATAATTTTTAGGTTTTGCCAAATCAGGTGTAATTCTTTTCTGTAGTTTGGCATTAATATTTACAGATATAATGGAGTCTGAAGACTCTTTAATTAAATCATGTAATTTAGTATTGTAAAAACTTTTGTTAAGTTTATTTAGTTCTCTGCTAAAATATTCATTTACAGATATTCTAGCTGCTTCTTCTATTTGTCCTTTGGCAAAGGTTGTTAATTTAGGATTATATACTACTCCTATATTCAATGTAATAAATGTAAACTCTGGGTCTACAAATTCAGGTGTTATAGCTACTGGTGTTTTAGGTTCTATAACCTGTGTTTTAATATTGTCTTTGTCTGCTTCTGTAATAATTGTTCCTAATACAGGATTCAATGATATGAATACTTTACCATATATAGGTGGGTCGTTTTTCTCTCCTCCCCAAACTGAGGCAGATTGTATATTAGAATTACTTGCCAATATAAGTGTTTCGTAATCTGAAGATGTTACTGCTCTATCTCTTGTAGCATTGAACTTAGGTGCATTGTGTCTTATTTCATCTATGGACTCTTGTATGCTACCTGAAACAGACTTTGTATGTGTTCCTACAGTTGTAATCTCTCCACTTGATGTTACTGTTCCGTTTAACGAAAATGATAGTGCATTATTTGCTCTTGTTCCTTTAGTTGCCAAATAATCTACTATAATTATATTTCCGTTTTCTAATTTGTTTCCTATTATACCGTCACCAAATCTTATTTGGAATAGTCCGTCAGCTCCTTCTTCTACGAAGTAAACTTTAGAATCTGCTTTTACTTTTAGGAAACTAGATTCTTTTGAATATGTTGTTTGTGTTAAATCTACAGAAGAGTTTTGAACTCTTACTCTTAACGTTGTTGTATCTACTTGTTTATTAGGTATAACATAAGGACCTACTTCTGCTCCTGTGTTTACAACGAATTGATTTGCTACTCTTGTTCCTTCTTTTACTGTAAGTCCAGGTAAAACAAATTGTGTCTTATTAGATGATGTAGCAGATTGTCCTATATACATTCCAAAATTTAGTCCTGTGCTAATAACTGTAGCATCTCCTGACGTTGTAGTTGTTCCTAAATTTTCTTGTGCTTCTTTTTTACTACTATTAGGAGCAAAGAATGTTACTCCATTATGTTCTTTAAATGTATATGATGTTATGCCTAGTCCGCCTGTTTCTGCTGCTGTAGCAGCTGCCTCTGTTAGATATACAGGGTAATAAAATCCTTTACCTAGTGTTGTATGAGTGCCATATAAAAAGTATGGACCTGCTCCGCCTGCTGTTGTAGCACTTGTTGTTACTGTTTCATTAGGAAAGAAATCATATGTTGTGCCATCTACTGTTGCAGAGAAAGATGTATCTCTACTCAACTCCATTGTAGTAGATGTAAAACTTGCTGGAGGATTGACTACTATATTAACTTTACCTTGTGCTGCTCTCATAGATCGAGGAGTATAACCTAGTGCTTTTGCTATAGATACTACAGACTCTCTTTTTATAGCTGTGTCTATAAAGTTTTCATTACCTAACATATGAGCCATCATACCGTTATAATGTGTATTATATGCTAGTAAGTCTATTAATACTGAAAGACCTGAACCTTCAAAGTCATAATCAGAGAATTCTGATTGTCCATTTAAGAAATCTTTTAGATTGGCTTTGATTTCGTCAAAGTCTAGTTCTGTTACGTTTAATTGTGCCATTTACCTTAACCTCTTTAAAGCCACTGCTAGTTCTTGTGGCTCGTTTACTCCTACAACATGAAAGAATATTTTTATCTCATATTGATCTAAATCAAAATTAGGTCTTACACTTACTTCTTCTAATAAACATCTAGGTTCAAATGTTCTTAAAACGTCTTCTATTATTGCCTTAAGAGACATTTCCTGTCCAGGTGTCATTGGTTCAAATAGTAAATGATATATAGAGCTTCCTATCTCAGGATGAAAAGGTCTTTCTCCTCTTTGTGTAAGCATTAAACTTTTCATGCTTTGTTTTACTGCATTTACATCTAGTTTAGAATTTAAATCTTTTGAAAAGGCATTGACGCCAAATGATAAGTCAATGTCCTTATATATTCTACTTCTCTTGATGCTTTGTGTTGTCATATTAGTATTTATACTAGAAGTCGAACTCTGGTAATTGTAAATTCAAGAATTCTTCTGCCTGTTTCTTTGATCTTGTAGACGTTGCTACTGTTATCTTTCCTTTTCTAACATCAGGTAATTTTCCATACTTTACTAATGCCACAGGATCTATATCAGGGAATGAAATAGGTGTTCCTTTTACAACAACATTCACTCCTTGTTTTTCTGTGTTAGGTAGAAGTTTACAAATTCTATCTAAATCTAATGCACCACTTCTCAATGCTGAGGCAACATCATCTAAGTCCTTAAAATCTCCTAGATCTATTCCTCCCCATTTAGTTTGTAGTCTATCTAATTCTTGTTTGTATTGTGGTAAAGCAACAACACCTAATAGAACTAATTTTCCTAACTCACTGATATCCTCGTGTAAAGTTCTATCTGCTATATCTCCTATCTTTTGTAATGCCTCAGGTATAGCCTCATTTATTTTACCCATGATTCCATTTACAGCATCTCCTGCTTGACTTTTCAAATCATTTAATTTACCTAAAGGTGACTCTTCAATTAATGAATCTATTTTATCATCAAAAGCAGATACCTGATCTGCTAGTGCTTTTAATTTTTCGCTTGGTCCGCAACTCATTTATCTCTCCTAGTTAGGTGGTGTGGTTACTCCAGCACCTAGTCCTGCAGTGTCTGTATGTGTATGTCCTTTACCTGATATACCTGCCGATACATGATCTCCATCTGCTGTGCTTGTTCCTGTAATATTAACATCTCCTGTAACATCTACTGTATTTTTGATATCAGTATTACTTGCTGTTATTGTTTGTTGTCCCTCTATTTCCATTGTTTGTGTAGCTTCTGTTTTAAACTTCTGATCTCCTGCTGAGCCAAATTCACTTTTGCCTCCTGCTCCAAACATTAAATCTCCACCTGTAACTTCTACAATATTACCTACAGACTGTCTAAATGTAGATTTGTCAACAGTTGTTGTATGTTTACCATATGACTCTGTAACTGAATCTACTACTGTTTCTATTTTCTTTTTAGCCACTTGTTCTGTTTGATTTCCGACTATTGTTTGGTTATCATCTAATGCTACACGAACTGTTCTATTACCTTTTATAGAATCTCCAACATCTGTTACTACTGATCTAATATCATTACCTTGTATTTTAGTAATTCTATCTCCATGTATTGTAGTAAACAAGTCTCCTTCTATTTCTTCGTATTTGTCTCCTTGAACTAACATCTTACAATCTCCAACAATAGTTACGTTACAATTACCTCTTATAAGAACGTTTTTATCTTTTGTAACTATCTCGTAATCATCACCTATAATTTTTTCTACTTTTGTTCCGTCGTGATGTATTTCTTTATGTGTTCCAGAAGGATGATATTCATGATGTCTTTTGTTGCCTTCTGTATTGTCTGTTTCAAATATAAATCCTGCTCTTGTTTCTTTTACAGTATTGAAAGGATATAATGAAGTGTAGTCTTCCATGCTACCTTTTTTACTAGGGTCTCCATCTCCACCATCTATTATATCTTGTCTAGGATTAAAATATTTTGCCTCGTCTTTAGATTTACCTCTAGGGTGTGGCTCGTCCCATTCTACAGGTTCATATGCCTTACCACCTTTATCATCTAATAAACCGTCTGCTTCAACTGAAGGTGCTGTAGCTGTTCTTATTTTTTCTTCTCTTATTTCCCTTCTGTTTATTAATGAATAATGTTCTTCTGCATGTTCGTTTCTAGCCAATCTAGATACATCAGGTTCTCCTACACCTGCAAAACCTTCTTCGTGTCCTTCTCCTTCTGTAGTGTTAGGTAGTTTACCATCTGAGGCTCTAGGAAATTTTCCTGTAGGATCTGTAAAGCCTTTGTTCCTAGCTAGTTCTCCTACTTCTCCTGTAGGGTTGCCTTCTTCATCAACACCTGACATAGGATTACCAGCTATTGTTCCTATAATCATAGGTATTTGTCCTTCTTCGCCGTCTGCAAAGAAACCTAAAACTGTAGAACCTTGAACTAACTGATGATTTTCCATTATGCCATTCATTGCTGCGTTTGCCACAGAATTAACTGGTATGGCGTAAGGCAAATGTTTTATGGGTAGTGCTTCTCTATTTCCTGTATGATAACCTATAATTCTAACCTTGACTCTACCAGCCATTGCTATATCGTTATTATCTTCTACAACACCTAACCACCATATAAAGTCTGGTATGTTTAGTTTTCCGTAATTTTTATCTCCCATTATGTTCCCTTCCCTAATACAGGAACAACATCATCTTCAGGTCCTGTTCCTTGTGCTAATCCATTCTTACATACTTCTAATATCATTTTATAATCTGTTTGATTTACTGTATGTCTTATTGCTGTTATTAAAAAGTTTCCTGATATTACAGGGTCTACTATTTCATCGTATGTTAAGTCTGGCGCTTTATCTCCTGTTGTAGGATATGCTATTTTAATCATTCTACCTACTTCTATATCTGTTCTTCCTGGAACAATTAATTCAAATCTATTATCTGTAAATGAATTAAAATAATTTTGTCTTAATAATGGTGCTTCAGCCATATTAACATTAGCTGCTGCACCCTTAGAACCTTCTGAAAGTCCCCCTTGCATACCTGGAGATGTTAGCATATTTAAATATTTAACATTCAAGTATGAATAAGGATTTCTTTGTATGCCCATAGGTATAGTTGTTCCTTCTTCTGTATGAACAAAGTCTGCAAAATTGTTTCTACCATCTATAAAATATTCTGCAGATTCTTTAGTAAACATATCGTAAGCAGTAAGAGCAGAAGCATAATAACCACTATCTTGTCCTGCTAATATATCTACAGTTCTTGGTATAGTCATTTCTTCTATTTTAGAAAATGCTTTAGGTAAACCAGCACCTACAAAATCATCTCCTGTATCTCTATGTTTTAAATCTTGTCCTGATTGTTCATAAACATAATGTTCAAACAAACCATTATCTTTTTGTGTTTGTATTATGTTTTGTATAGATGTAAAATAAAAGTTTTTATTAGATTCAAAGAAAACAAAATCTGCTCCCTTGTGTTTATTACCTGAACTCTTTTTAGTTAAGTATTGTAATATTTGAAATGGTGTCCAATAGTTAGAAGTAAATTGTATTCTTGAACTATGAGGTGTATCTCCTATTACAAGATTAGATAAATCTTTCTTTTCATCTATTCTTCTGAATTCTTGACAATGATCTTCCCATATCTTTAGAGCTATCAAATCTGTTGTAGTAGAGTCATCATGTCCGTATGCTTGAGATATACTTTTTGCTTGATCACTTATTCCTTCTATTGAAGTAAATTTTAAAGTGTAAAATGACTCTCTATCATTATTAAGTATTCTATTTTCTACTGCATATATTTGAAAGGATTTGTTTATAACGTTGTTAGGAGTATCATCTAATGTTTTTGTTCTTAGTTTTATATTAAGTATTTCGCCACCTCTGATAGGTGCTCTATTGATTATATTGGCAGCGTCTGTAACTGTAACTTCGCCAAACATTGTAGGCGACCACATATCCTCACGCAATACAATATCTAGAAAAAATGGTTTGAAATCAAAAACTTCTCCGTCGCCAGACATCAATAATAATTCGTCTAAGGCAACATCACCTGCTTTTGTTATACTTTCTTGTTCTACTCCCGACATGGACGTTTACTCATTATTTAATCAACTTTTTGTATTGTTGTATTAGATCTGTTACATTTTCAGGACGTAAAATAAATATTTGTCTTTTCTTATCATTCAAATCTTCTTCATATTGTAAGTTAGTAATTTCTACATAATCTCCACTAGCTACTTTAGCTGCGTCCCAATCTACAATTATATCTCTATCTGTTTTTAAAACATAATGATGGACATCTGATATATTGTTTTCACCATATTTATCTTTAGCATATCTAACAACATCTTCTGTTGATAAAGGCCATTCTCTTTTTACATCTACAATATCATTAGCCAATAATACTATCCAATGATCTTTTGTAGAGCCATAAAAATCATGTGCTATGGACTCAGGTGTTTCTCCGTCATTTATAAAAACATCTATCATAGCGTTTCTATTTTTAAAAAACGGATCTAATTGAACTCTACGAAATATATCAGGAACAGTTGTAAAGATCTTTTGTTTATTTTTATCCTTGTAAGGATACACCATTTTAGGCATTGCTTTAAAATACATATTAGAATCCCTGTTCTATTCGTTTGGCAGTTAGTGTTTCTAGTTCTGCAAAGTTTAGTTCCATTGTTATTTCTGTAGGTTTACCTCTACTATCTTGGAATGTTTGAAATAAACCATCAGGTCCATATACTACTTTCATACCTTCTAATACCACTGATGATATTTTAGGCATGTGTATATTTTCTTCAACCTGTTTTGTTTCGTGATTTAGATGTTCAAACTGTATTGTAAACTCTGAAGGATAAATTAAGAACTGATCTTTTTGTGAGGTAGTAGGGTGCATATGATATTTAAATAATTTTACAATCCTATCTACTTGAACAAACTCTTCTTCATTTCTAGGAGCAAATGAATAACTAAAAGAAAACTTTCTGAAACCCATACTTTTAAATAATTGTTCTTTAAATGGGTTTGCAATCTTCTTACTTGTTGCTTCTATTGCTGCACCAAAGTCTGCATTGACACCTGCCGCTTTAGGTATATTGGCTACACTACCTGCCAATCCTCTTGCTATTTGTTCTGCACCTTCTCCTGAAAGGAAAGAACTTACAGCGCCTCTACCTGTTGTAAGTAAACCTGCTAATCCTAATTCTGCTTGATCGTAGTTGGCTTGGTATTGTGTAATTATAGATTGAGGAACATACAAAGCAATCTGATCTGCTAGTCTTACAGTAGTTACTGTATCTGCTAATGCTTTACCTGTCGCTGCTCCTAATATAGCTCCGCCACCTGTTATCATTGTTTTACCAAAGTTTGAGGCATTCTTAAATGCTTTACCAGACTTAATGGCTGTTGCTGTTCCTATACCAGCTGCTAAGGCACTTGACCCTGCCAATACGTTATCGTATTGTTCTGCTTTGGCTCTATTTTCTTTTGTATATCTTTCTTGGTATTCACCTTGATCTGGAAGTGTTCCTGCTTCTTTAGCTGCTACAGCGGCAGCAGAATTACTTCTGGCGTTTATTAAGAAACGTATTCCGTTAGGTTGGCTTTCCGAATATAACTCTTGCGGAAACTGAGATAACATACCTTGTATGCCTTTGAAACTTCCTGCCTCATCAAAACTTTTCCTAGACTCTCGTTGTCTACTAACAGCGTCATTAAAGCCTTCAGGATTTCTTTCGAATAATGCCATATAAATACCTCTAGTTAATCTTTTTATTATTTATATGGTTTACGCTAAAGAAATATACAAAGGAAGGTTTATTCCTAAAAAACCTTTGAAATACTTGGGTGACATAACAAAAATCACCTATCGTTCTAGTTATGAACTAAAGTTTATGAATTGGTGTGATCTTAATGACTCTATAACAGGCTGGGTATCAGAAGAAATAAAGATACCTTATCGTAATCCATTAGATAATAAAGTTCACAGATATATGGTAGATTTCTATATAGAAGTTGATAACAAGAAACGTTATCTTGTAGAAGTAAAACCAGAACGTTTTACAAAACCTCCAGCAACACAAAAACGTAAAACAAAAAGATATCTACAAGAGGTTGCACAATACGGAGTAAACGAAGCCAAATGGAAGTCTGCAAAAGACTTTTGTAAAAAACAAAATATGGAATTTATGATTATAACCGAGAAGGAGTTGGGCATTTAGTTATAAATACTTACATGGCGGATAAGACACCATTTACAGAAATAAGATTGAGAGCAGGAGATGTTGACAAATCTGCGAACTGGTATCAGCAACAAGTTCGTAGTTATGCCAGACACCTTACAAATCCTAACGAATTGTATCAATCAGACTTAGGTAAATTTGCTACACAATTAGAAGTGGGTAAAATGTATTTGTTTGAATACGACCCTAAAACAAAAGCAGACTTACCTTATTATGATAACTTTCCTTTAATTATAATGGTAGATCAACTACCTAAAGGATTCAGTGGTATTAACTTACATTACTTACCACCTCTAATAAGAGCTAAACTATTAGATAAACTAATGCCAGCTACAGAGATGGAGTCAGATACAACGTTAAGATCTTCTTGGCCACAAATAAGAAACTTTAGTAGGTTTCCAGAATTGAGAGGTGCTGTAAAGAAATATTTAAGTCAACAGGCAGGTAAGATGTATGAGATAAATCCTTTTAATTGGAAGTCAGCTATATTTTTACCTGTTCAACAATTTAAAGGTGGTGTTGGTCCACAAGAAATTTATAGAAATACTATGGAAAGACCAGAGAGAAAACGTAGAAACACAATAGGAGGCTTTTAATGGCAATTGATAGTAATTATCAAAACGGAGATGCAGCCATGACAATGCTTCAACCTAAGAGATTAGGTAGTGGAGAGTTTGGATCTAGTAGCCAATTAGGCTTTATCAATAAAGTCAGAACTATGCCAATGGCATTTACAGAAAGATTTGAAGCACATGTGAAGTTTCCACAGGCTTTAGATCTAGAGATGCCTGGACAGTCTACTACTGACATAGGTTTAGCTAGTAACGAATGTGCTTTACTATGTGAAGAAGTTCAAATACCTGGTATGGTATTATCTAACAAAGAACAACAATACGGAAACTGGGTTTTCTACAGAAATACAAACATGGGATTTTTAGGTAATGAAATAAACATTACTTTTTATTCTGATGTAGACTGGAACCTTAGATATGTATTTGAAAGATGGATGTCGCATTGTGTTAATGCAACATCTAAACAAGTAAGATTTCCCGACGATCAGTTTGGAGAAATACTTATTAACCAATTAGATAAAGAAGGCAATATACGAGGACAATGGCAGTTGATGGAAGCTACGCCTAAAGTTCTTAACTTGGTTCCTTTGTCTATGGGAGCAGTAAGTATAGCAAGGACAACATTAATTGTTTCCAGCGCTTACTGGAAATCTAGAGCTATAGACGTAGATCTAAATAAAACTATATAATAGGAGAAAATTATGGCACTACCAAAATTAGATACGCCAATAATAAGAGGACAGGTAGCTTCTGACGGAAGGGAAGTAAAGTTTACACCCTTTAAAGTTAAAGAAGAAAAAATCCTTATGTTGGCAAGTGAAGGTGGCGAGTTTGGGGAGATGGTTGATGCATGTGCCCAAGTCGTTAATAATTGTGTGCAAGACGAAGGCTTTGATGCCTACGATTTGCCAATGTTTGATTTACAAGATTTGTTTTTACAAATAAGAAATCAATCACAAGGAGCTGAAACAGAATTCAGATTAATTTGTGGCAATCCAGAGTGTAAGAAATCTATAAACTACACTATGGATTTAAAAGACTTTAAAATTACAGGACTAGAAGATAGGCCAGATAATTTTGTAAAGATATCAGAAACAATGGGTGTATCTTTAAGATACCCTACAGCAAGATTAGGTAAGTTAGTAGAAACTCTTAATGATGCTGAACTTGTTGCTAAGTGTATAGATTATGTTGTGGATGGGGAAGAACAATATAGCATCAAGGACGAAACTGAGGAAGAAGTAACCAGTTTCGTAAACGATCTTCCAATAGATACATTTAATGAAATTAGAGATTTCTTTGATAGAATGCCAGTGCTTGAGCATGAAATAGAATATACATGCGCGCATTGTGAAAGGGATAACCGTATAAAAATTAATGGTTACGAACATTTTTTCGGCTAATCCTTTCTCAGGAAAGTCTTGAAAACTATTACAAGACTAATTTCCTGTTAATGCAAGAACATCAATATTCTTTATCGGAACTAGAGAATATGATGCCGTGGGAAAGGAGTATATATGTTTCAATGTTGATTGAACATCTGGATAAGAAGGCAAAGAAAGAAAAACAACAAAGAGAAAGTTGGTAGAGGAAAATTAAATGCCCAAATTTGGCGAAAAAGATCTAGATAAACTATTAGACAAAATGTCTAAGATGGACCCTGATCCTGATAAAGGAGCAATAGGAGACTCTAAAGAATATACTGCTTTAGAGCAAGCCATACAAGATTTAGAAAGTGAAGCAAAAGGAGAAAGAAAAGAGCTTGCTGATATGGCAAAGCAAAACAACGTTGCCAACAATTTACAGATCGCCAAAGAAGTTGTAACCTTTAAGAGAGAAAGGGACGCAGCTAAGAAGATAGATAAAAATCTAGATATTCTAAGAATCAATACACAAGGTCAAAAGAAACATAACAAAAGAGCTGCACAATCTAGACACTTCATAGAAAAACAAAATACAGGTATATTAAAGATACTTAAATCTATGAATCAAAGAGGAGGAGGTGCAGGTCCTGGAGGCGGTGGTCCTGGCCCAGGTCCAGGTCCAGGCGGTGGCGGAGGCCCAGGTCCTGGAGGCGGTGGAGGAGGTCCACAACCACAGAATTTTGATCAACCTATAGAAACAAAACAAACAGCATATCAAATGACTCCTGAACAGGCTGCTGCTAGAAAAAGAGCAGAAGGACAATTCAGAGATAAAGAAGATACAGATAAAGATCCTAAAGGAGAAATATCCACAGACGTTAAAATGTCTCAGGCAGGTAAAGTTATAGAAGATACTGCTACAGGAGAAATGCGAGAGTCTACTGCAGGAACATTTGAAAAGGGAGCAGCTAAAGACTTTTTCTCAGACGAAGCAATGGTTACAAACCAAAAGAATATGCGTAAGCTTCGTGTAGGTGGTAAAGGACTTGTAAGAGCAGAAACAGATAGAACAGGAAATATTAAATTTAGAGAAGAGTCAGACCCTTCTAAAGGATTAGGTAAAGGCGGAGGACAATACGCAGACGCCATAGCATTTGAAGACTCTGAAAATAGAATGGACCAGTTAGCTGGTAACATTAAAAAAGGTATGGGATATGCAGGTGCTACAAGAGATAGAGGCCAATCTGTAGCTTCTAAAGCTACTGCAACAATGGCTACAGCATTAAAAGATAATGCTGGAGAAATACAACAAATGATGGATAAGGCAGACGATCAAACTAAAGATGCCTACAGAGATTTCCAACAAGCATTACAAAAAAGAGCAGAAGCTAAAACTCCAGAAGACAAAGAAAAACTAGACCAACAAGTAAGAGAAAAAGGTGCAAGAGCACAAGTGGCTATGGGAGATGAGTTTGCCGAGAAAGCAGGTGTAACAGGTGCTGTAGACGACTTGTATAGTGAAGAGTCTAAATCCTTTATGGGTATTCCTCTTAATAAAACAGGTATGAAGGACTTCTTTGGTGTAGATTCAGATGCCTCATTTGGAGAAGGATTTAAACAAGCATTCACTAATGAAAGATTTTTTGGAGATCAATCTCTCTTAACTACAAAGACAGGTAAGAAAAGAAAAGCATTAGAAGAGGCAAGACAAGGACTTGATATAGAGTCACAAGAAGAAGGATTTAGAGCAGCAGTTGGAGAAGAAGGATTAGGAATATCTACACTTAAAAAAGAAGAAAAAGATGCTAAGAGAAAAAGAGAACTAGATGATGTAGAACAAACAGTATTAGAAGCTACAAAAGCACCTGTAATAGAAGAAACACAAGCAGCTGTAGATGAGGCAGTAGCAGAAACCACAGAAGAAGTAGCAGAGCCTGCCGTAGAAGCAATAAAAGAAGCTACAGGTGGAGAAGGTATAAGTGGTATCAATACAGAAAATATAGACAGAGTTATTGAAAAAATAGATGAAGTTGTAAAAGCTGTAGAAGGATTAGGTAAAAAATTAGGAAGAGGTGGTAGTGGTCCTAAGAAAGAAAGATCTGGAATAGATACTGAAAACTTACAACAAGAACAATTAGAAGTCCTAGAAGAAATTAGAGATATATTATCTGAAGGCGCTGGTGGAGGCGGAGACGAAGGTGGCGGTGGTTCTGGTATAGGCGACTTTATAGGTCGTAAGATCAAGAACAAGGTAATGGGTAAGAAAGGCAAGAAGGGCAAGAAAGGAAGCCGAGGCGCTCGTAGAGGTGGTGGCAAGAAAGGCATGATGAAAGGCATAGGTAAAGGCCTGGCTAGAGGTGCTGGAGGATTGGCTAAAGGATTAGGTGCAGCAGCAAGAGCCATACCTGGTGTAGGGTTAGCTGTAGCAGCTGGGTCAGCACTATTTGGAGGATTCAAAGGAGCTCGTAATGCAGGAGAAGCTTTTGGATTAGAAGGAGATGAGAAAGCTACTGTAGGACAAAAGATTGCTGGTGGTGTAGGTGGTGCTATATCAGGACTTACATTTGGATTAGTAGATGCCAAAAAAGCTACACAATTCTTTGGTGGTAAAGATCACAGAGCAGAACTTAGAAAATTACAAGAAACAGATCCAGAAGCAGCAGCTAGAGTTCAAGCTTCTATAGATGCAGGTGTTGATCCTGACAAAGCATTAAAGAATGAAGGTGTAGATACAAGTTCAGGACTAATGAAAGGTCTTAAGAGAGGACTAAAATATTCTCCTGTAGGACTATTAGGAATGGGTGCCAAGAAAATTGGCGGTAAAGTAATGGACATGTTCAAATCTGATGAAACAAAAGCCAGGGACAAAGCAAGAGATGAAGCCAAAGAATCAGGATTGTATGATAGAAATATAATAGGTAAATCTACAATAGACTCTAGTAAACTAGGCGAAGCTAGTATAGAACAATTAGAAGCAATATTACATGACGATGATCTAAGTGAAGAGGATAGAAAGAAAGTAGAAGATGCTTTAGAACAGAAAAAAATAGAAAAAGATAAAGCACTAACAGATGCCGGTTTAGAACCTACAGAAGGAACACAGGGAGATGCAGTAGCTGAAGCCTCTACTAATATGGACAGTATGGATGTAGATGCTGCTACAGCACAATTAGCAGATAGTTCTCAAGCACCTGCTCCTGTAAATGTAGTAAATCAAGGACAACAAGGACCTGCTTCTACAGGAGATGCTCCAGCAGTTGCAGTATTACCTGGTAGTTTAAGATCTGCAGATTCTACAATCCAAAGATATCAAGATAAAAGATTTGTAATTTAAGCGTTTTTGCCTGGTATTTTTACTCTGAAGTCTGGCAATACCCTAACCCTATCTCTTAACCTAGTAGCTCTAGGTCCTACTTGTGTAGCCCAACGACTGTCCATCATTTCAATAGCAGCCTCAGACCAATTAGCTTCATTTATAGCTTTTATAAATTTTTTAAATTTACCTAATCTTGGTCTACCTAAATTAAACATCATGTTCACAAGAACTTCTTGTAAGTCAGGAGGATAACCTTCCCAAAACTCTTTAAATAATGCCTTACATTCATCGATTGCTATATCTAAATCCTTTTCAAAACATTCCTTAACACGTTCTTCTGAGACAGGAGTGCCATTCTCTGCCCGAAATTCTGCGTCTCCTTCAAGGATAAGATGGCCAACCCCGAATGTAGGATAACCAAGGTGGTCAGTATATACCTCATATATGACTCCTTCATCAATTTTTAATTGCTCGTATATTCTATTTCTGTTCATTAAACCTCTCTCTTCTGATCTACTTCTTTTATGTTTACACCTTGTCCTGTAAGTTTGTAACCAAACTGTAAAGCAGGATCTATAAAACATAAAACGATAGTAACTCTTAAGCGTTCGTATTTATCATTTGGGTTATGTATATAACCTCCCTGAGCTTCTCCTTTCCTATATATTAATGTATCTGTTCCAGGAACCTCATGTTCTATCCAACCAGGCCACAACAATAAGTCTCCTGTCTTTCCGTTTAAAAC